TAAATATAAAAAAAATAATACAAAGATTACAAATATCAATTTCATTTAGTGAACAACTTTATAATGAGCTAAATAAAGTTTTAAATGTAGTAATATAATAAGTTGACAATTGTTTTTAGTTAGATTAATTTAATTTTTCTAGGTTATATATTTTTTGGTGTCTTATGTTATTGCTCCCTTGGCAAGTGGTAATATATAACCTAGATTAATCTTCGTAACCATTTTTCCAATTTTTATTTTGTGTATTTGTTAACTTAACAGGCACATAAATACCATCAAAATTTTCAAATCTACAATAATTGCCATTAAACTTTAAATTTATAGTTCCAATATTTCCATTGCGATGTTTTGAGATAATTATTTCAGCAATTCCTTTATTAGGTGTTAAGGGTTCATAAACCTCATCACGGTAAATAAATAATATTAAGTCGGCATCTTGTTCTATTGCACCACTTTGTCTCAAATCAGACATTGTGGGCCGTTTATTATTTCTTTGTTCTACTCCGCGATTAAGCTGAGACAAGGCAATAATAGGCACATTAAGGTCTCTAGCGAGCAATTTAAGCCCTCTGGAAATAGATGCTATCTTGAGGTTCTCATTTTCTCCTTCCCCGGTCATAAGCCCTATATAATCAACAACTACAAGAGCCAAATCATATTCTTGTTTTACACGTCTACATTTTGTTCTAATGTCGGCTATTGTAACAGTAGACCTGTCATCAATTATCAAATTTGAACAGGACAATAAAGATACAACATTAATTATTCTTTCATGTTCGATTGAATTGAAAGTTCCTGATTTAATCTTGTCAGCTAAAACATTTCCTAAACTTGATATAGATCTTTCAAGCAATTGTTCGCCGCTCATTTCCATGCTAAACACTAGGACGGTCTTTTTAACTTGAACCGCCAAATGTTCAGCTATATTTAACCCCAATAAAGTTTTGCCCATAGAAGGCCTTGCGGCGACGATTATGAGGTCTCCGGCATGTAACCCATGGGTTATATCATCTAAGTCCCTAAACCCCGTAGAAGCGCCTATTAGACCACCTGGTGTTGATATCCTGTTATCCAGCACTTCTATGATATTTTTTAATCTATCACTTGTTAGTATAATATTTGTACAGTTAAGGTCTGCCAAAGACGAAAATCTTTGTTGCGCTTTGTCAAGAATATCATCTTCTTTTGAGTGAACACTAACAATCACATCCTGGGCAGCCTTGATAACTTTTCTTCCAGTGCTCAATTTTTTTACATCATTTGCATAAAATTTTATATTTTCAATAACAAATGGCACCCTGGCAATTTCGCATAATTCAGAGAAGCACGATTGCTGGCTCAACGAGGCCTTTTTTAGACGAGCATCAACGGTAAGCATGTCTACTGGCTCCCCCAGTGAGATCATGTCTGATATGGCTTTATAGACGTCTTTATGCAAGGCTATGCAGAAGTCTTCGGGTGTTAATACGTCTCCTATCTCATTAAAACTGTCAGATTGGAGCAATAAACAACCGATGACAGCAGTTTCAGAATGATATTCATCGTTCATTGGCTGCCCTTGTGATAAATACCTTCAACGACTTTGGCAAAATTAGACGGTCTAATAAGCCATTCCAGTGTTGCTAAAAATGACTGGCGTCCAGGAGCAGCTTCAACAAGGCCAGTTAGAAACCTGGATTTGCCAACATATTCAAAATAACCTTTCCACCAATCAAGATTTTGCCGTGTAGACTTTTCTCGCCATCTAGCTCGCAAAAGTTTTTGTCTTTCAACTGTCCAGTTTTTTACGCGTGGGCACATAGGTAAAGTTTCATGATAGAGATCAACAATTTCATTATGAGGGCATGGTATGCCTTCTGGTTTTTTTGGTTGAATATTTTGCGCATTAGAATCGTCACTCAGCGATTGTTTTTTATCGCTGATGACTAGTAACTGTTTACAGTTACTCATGTTTAATCTTATATGGTTATCTTCATGGTTTTCTTCTATGGTTATCTTTGTGTCGTTTTCCCCGACCTCTGATGTCGTCGTGCCCGACCTGACAGGTCGTTCTCCCAGACCTGACAGGTCGTTTAAACCGACCTGCAATTCTCCATCTTTTATCACTATGTTTAGCTCAATATTTAGACGATATATAGTCATCAATCCTCCTTTTGCTTTTGTTTTTTTTGTTATCAATTTTAATTTTTCTAGTTCTTTTAGTTTTAAAATTACACTGCTTCTATGCAAGGAAGCATTTTTAGATATGCGAGCAATTCCTGGATAACATTCATAATTTTTATCGCAATGAACAGCCATGGCGTGCAAGACTAATTTAGATGTTGAATCAATATTTAATTGGCTAATCCATTTGTATAAATTTAAATGTCTAGTTTCAAATATCATATAGTAGGATTTATGTAATAGACTGAAGTTAAACACTGTTTGTCACTTGATCTTTTTTCCACAAAAACAAGTTCCAAATCTTTCAGTACAGCTAATTTTCTAATAATGGTACTTTTAGCCATCATTGCTTGCCGCGCAATATCATTAAGAGAAATGCATGAATAATTACCTTTTGCATTAATGACAACAATCAGCAACACCATTTTAGCCTGACAATCTATTTTTAAGTTTAATATCCTTTTTAATAGTGTTTTAGACATATTCTTAACCATGTGGGTGGTAGCTCTATCGAACCCATAGTTTATATAAACTACTACGCATATGCAACATACATTTTTTGAAAAATATGGTATTATCTAGGAAATATTCATTAACTTTTTTCCTATATACAATGGTAAATTCTCGTGATAAGGGTGCCCGTGCAGAGCGCATGTGGAGAGACGTGCTTAGAGAACATGGCTTCAATTCTGCTCGCCGTGGTCAACAATTTAGTGGCTCAAAAGACAGTCCTGATGTGGTTTGTTCAGAGCTGCCAAATGTTCATTTTGAGGTTAAATTCGTTGAAAAACTTAATCTTGATGATGCTATGTCACAATCAATTAGAGACGCTCAAGATAAAATACCTGTAGTGGCACATAAAAAAAGCCATAGAGACTGGTATATCACTTTAAAAGCAGAAGATTTTCTTAATATCATAAAAGAAACTGATCTGGTTTCTAATTAGTTTTAAACATAGTGTTGACATTTATGATTTTACCTGTTAAATTTTTATCACTTTCTTTGATGGGGAAAGTTCTTTAAAAATATGTATTAAATTGTGTTTATAGTAAATAATTTAACATAAGGATAAAACATGGCTTTCATTACGTTAATAATGGGAGAACCTGGGACAGGCAAAAGCTCAAGCATAAGAACACTTAATCCTGAAGAAACATTCATCATTAATGTTCTTAATAAACCGTTGCCTTTTCAAGGTTCCAGAAGAAAATATGTGCAAAAAGAAGGTGGCAATTATTATGCGTCCGCTGATCATAATACCATTAGGCGCGTAATGAAAGTTGCCTCAGAAAGAGAAAATATAAAAACTATCATTATAGATGATTTCCAATATGTAATGGCTACGGAATTTATGAATAGAGCCATGGAAAAAAGTTATGATAAGTTCAGTGAAATAGCTCAACATGCATTCCAAATTATAACTGATGCGCAGGCTATTAAACGTGACAGCCTAAATATAATCTTTATTTCTCATACTGAAATTGATATTAATGGAAATTATAAGTGCAAAACTATAGGTAAAATGTTAGATCAAAATGTTACCTTAGAAGGGATGTTTACTAATATTTTCCATTCCATAATAGTGGATGAACAATATAAATTTCTCACCCAGCATAATGGGAAACATATAGCACGTTCCCCCATGGGGATGTTTGACACAAAACTTGTTGATAATGACCTTAATACTATATTAAATATTATGAATGATTATTTAGAAAATGAAAAACTTTAATTAATGAGGAAATTATAATGGAAAGATTTAATCCGGCAGATGCAAATAATTGTTTACAAGAAGGAGAAGTACAGCTACAAATTTACAATTGCGTAGCTACTAAATCAAAGAAAACCGATAAAGACATGCTAAAATTCACTTTCAAAGCTAAAGATGACAATGGAAAAATTTGCTTTGTAACATATTTTGCTATGGAAGTTTTACATATCAAAAAAATATTCGAATGCTTTGCTTTAGATATGGAAAAATTTAATAGTGGTTATGTTCCTGCTAGTTATTATGTTTCTAATAACAATATTT